ACTCTTAGATACCATACCAATGCAAGTGCTCTGGAGAGCCGGCAAACTATCAATTACCAGTCCTACATTGGGGTAGGTATTGAAATCGTCACCGTTACTGAGGCTAGGTGTCGCCGTCGGTAGATCGGTCTCTCGATGTAGCCGATGGCCGTCAGTAGCTACACGGTCGTTAGCTCTCCGCGCGATAGCTTGGATACTAGGCCTAGATATATCTTTGTAAACTGCTCTGTTTAAATATTCTGTTGCTTTATCTTTCATCGTTTTTTCTCCTTAAAGGCCCTCTGTGCGAGGGCTGGTTGTGTTATTTTTTATAAGTGTCTAAATCGATTTTAACGGTAATCTCGCCACCATCTTTTTTGAAGTAATTCATAGCTGCAACGGACCATTCATAATCGTTGACCTTCCGGTTTAGAACCATCTTGCCATTGACTTCCACCCATTCGACTGGCTTGACTAGATACTTCTCCAAGCCGTGATCAAGGCGATCGTAAATGATGCACTCCTCAGCGAATTTAACAAACTCTTCACGACTCATGTAATGCTCGACTGGCTCGCTGTAGGCATCTTTTTTAATTGTGAATGTGTAATATACTGTCATCTTATTTCTCCTAAATGGCCCATCGGCCGGTTATTAATCTCTTACTACTAAAATCTTCACACTTAAATCTTTTTTGGCTAATTCAGTAGCTAACTCGCTAGCAAACTGCTCTGCCTTGGACTTTTGGACTATTGGGGCTTGCACTGGCTCTTCAAAGAAGCTCAACACTATAACAGTTGCTAAGCCGCCGACCAAAGTCACAAAGGTGATGCCCAGCACTGCCATCCAAGCTGCCAACCACAATTCAAAGCATTTGTCGTTGAAGCTATAATAGTCCCAATATGGGAAGAGCTTTTTAAATAGTCTATTCATCGATTGTCCTCTTATATATACGCCGAACCATATCGGCTAATCATCATGATATACATTATGCACAGTGATACCGACACTGTCAATATATTTTTATAAAAAGATTAAAAATATTTTTAATTGGTGGATTGACAGTACAGCGCACTAAACCATTGTTATTGAAGTAGCATCATTACAGAGCACTATGCAATTGAGACGAGACATCACAGGGTACTTGCATCAGATGCCACGACCATCTGTGAACCTATATCGTGCTATCAGGTTACGGCTTGGGATAACACAACGAGAGTATGCATCACGACTGAATATCGGCATCCAAGCACTAAGGTATCGAGAACGCATCAAGAGAATGTATCACCTACACGAATTGGCCGAGCTCCAGCGCATCTGCAAGCTTAGCGATAAAGCCATGATGGACCTGATACGCAATAGCTGCTAACTATCTGATATCATTACACAATACACCATAGTACCTGCCACTAGGATTACCGACTTGACCCCTCTTACTGCACGAGTTTATTAATTCTCATGCAGAATAAAGCTAGTGATATCAGTAGTTTAGCCCCACCCCCCCCTGTCCCTGGCCCCAGATTGACCGATAAGATCGGACTTGAAAATGGGCAGGTACCGGTACCGGTACCTCTGTCTCCCTCCCCACGCCTCACCCCAGAAAAACGACCCCCCACCCATTTTAAAACACCATCACAATTTTTCACTGGTTGCCAAAAATTTCAAACCCTTGATTTTATTAGATATGCTAAGATAAGGACTAGTAAAGGACACGAAAGTGAATGATATATATATATATAAATATATATAAACTTAGATAGATAGATATAAATATGTTTATATATATTTATATATATATATATCATTCAGATCCGTGTTGATTTCAGTTTTACCCCGTTTTATAAAAACAAGATTATGACTGATAAAACAAAAGAGATAGAAGAGGCTGAAGTATTAGGGCCTGAGATAGACATGGTAGGGGTTAAGGGGGATGCATTAGCTAATATGCCTCAAAATGCCCCTAGGAAGCCCAATAGCGTGACTTATACGCGGGATGAGGGGGTAGCCCACCAGGTAAAGACTTTGGCCTCATTTGGGCTTTCTAAGGGCTCTATAGCCATAGCCTGTCAGATTAGCATGTACGTGTTGGATAAATACTACATGGAAGAGTTCTTGTTCGGGGTAGCTAACATGCAGAAGCGGATAGCTGCTTTAGCTTTTGAGGCAGCTGAGGGTGGCAGTGTACCGATGATTATGTACCTGGCTAAAACTAAGCTAGGATGGGTTGAGAGCAGTACGGTAGAGCATGTTGGGGAGGTTCGGGCAGTGGTCAGTAACAAGCCGTTGACCAAAGAGGAGTTTGTTGCTAGGTATTTGGAGGTATCAGCGGACAAGAAGGAGGAAGATGATGGGTAGAAAGTGTCAAGATATGGTAATGCTGAAATAGGGTGTTTTATAACAGTGTTTCATGAAAAAAGGAGAAAAAAGATGAGTGAGTGGATCAGCGTAAAAGAGAGGCTGCCGGAGTTGCACCAGGAGGTAATTGTTGCAATATTTTTTAAATGGTCCGATTCAACTTCAGGGTGCAGAATTATATTAGCGGCATTAGTACCAGACTCAAAAGGTTCTGTGTGGAGTGTCCATAAATATGATGGATGGGTTGATGAAGTTCATTACTGGATGCCGCTACCTAAACCACCGGAGGACAAATGAGTGAGTGGATTAGTGTAAAAGAGAGGTTACCGGAGGAGGATGTAGAAGTTTTATTTTTTTCACCAAAAACAGAAGTGAATTGTTGTTTTGTTGGGTACCGGCCAAAAAAAGATGCTTATGTAGATCCAGAAGGCAACGGTCTTATGCCTAGAATAATTGAAAAGTATTATACCCACTGGATGCCGTTACCTGAAGCGCCGGAGGACAAATGACCTACACTTTAGTAGGCGAATTACCTAAGCCGTATTATCAAGATGATTATGTTACTCTTTACCATGCCGATTGCAGAAAGGTATTGCCGCTGTTAGAGCCTGTGGATTTGGTGCTTACTGATCCGCCTTATGGGATAAGCTGGAACACTAATTCAAAGCGTTTTAGTGGAGGGAACAAAAATTCAAAAAGCAAACGAGGGGTTGGGCGAGATTGGGGAACTTCGATTGTTGGAGATGATAAGGAGTTTGATCCAACACCATTTTTAAGTTATCCGCATGTTATTTTATTTGGATTTAATAATTATCTTTCAAAGCTACCTCGTGGAAGTGTTCTTGTATGGATAAAACGAAACGATGCGGCTTTTAATTCTTTTTTGTCTGATGCAGAAATAGCATGGCAAAAAGGCGGCTCAGGAGTGTATTGCTATCGGGATTTATCTTTAGCAGCAGAAGCCAATTTTCGTTTGCATCCTACGCAAAAACCATTGCCTTTAATGAAATGGTGCATTAAGCGAAGTAAAGCAACTGGTATTATTTTAGATCCTTTTATGGGCTCTGGCACTACACTTAGAGCTGCCAAGGACTTGGGGCGTAAAGCTATTGGCATAGAGATTGAAGAAAAATATTGCGAGGTAGCAGCTAATCGTTTGAGACAAGAAGTCTTAGGGTTTTAAATAATTAAAAGCTTTGATAAATCGCAATATTTTAACCGTAAAAATAAGCAAAATGACGTATAGTTTAGTAGGCGAATTACCCCGACATATCTATTGCTACGTCGATAGCTGTTACACGCATGTAGAGCCTGAAGGGTTTATACCAGCTGTATGGTTTGGATTGGTATCTTATCCAGGGCGGGTATGGGGATGTACAGTTATGCTGGAAAGCGGAGCTGTATACCGGAATGTACCAGCTCATGGAATAGGGTTTAGCAGGCATCCAGCGGGCGTTTGGCAGCCTAAAGATGTACAAACGTGGGATTGCTATGGGGAAAGGTTTACTACGCTGGAATACCGGTATTTGGCCGGTTTAGAGGTAAAGGTTAAGTGTGATGATGTGGTATTTGGCGGGGAGTATTTGTTTACTGCTGCGCCTATTGGAGATGGATTCAGCGCATATCCTGAGCAAGCTAAGGAGTTTTGCTTTGTTAGGTTGATTAATGACAGATTAGCTATTCAGCCTACAAATCATGTAGTGTTTAGAGAGCGTAGTTTTACTGATGATGAGTTTCAGATGCCAAAGGGGTTAAAACGGCAGGTAGATATTTGGTCTGCGGAGTAAAATGGGCAAAGAAGACTTAAAATGCGAGTTTATAAAAAGCATTAAGAATGATGCTTATAGGTATGCGGAGCAGTATAAAGGGTTAATCAGCCCTATAGGTGGCGATTTAGGGCTAAAACGGATAGCTGAGGCGTTTATGATGGGCGCTTTGCATGAGAATAAGCGGGCTAGGGTAGCTAAGTTGAAAAAGGAGAGAAAAAAACGATGAAAACACCTGAAAAACAAATAGACAAATTGATAAAACCAACAGATGAAATCGGAAAAGACGAATTAAATTGCATGGTTGCTCATTTTCAAAACGACGACTACGAAATATCAGTGATGGTTCCAGGCATTTTACCAAAAGCTGAGGGTGGAGAGTTGTTTAGAGGTTGTGGTCTTATTGTTTACGATATTAAAAAAAGGCAGTTTAATGAAAACACCTGAAGAATTAGCAAAAAAGTTTGCTTGCGATTGGAAATACGAACGCGTGCATGTTCATGGTCGTGGCAATTTGGAATTATCAACCTACGCGCAAAAAGAAATAAAATATCGATTGGAAAAAGCTTTCCTCGTTGGCTACAAAGCAGCCCAAGAGCACGCGCATGCAGCATTAGAAGAGGCAGAAGCGAGGCATCAGGAGTATGTAGATAAAACAGAGGCTAATTTTAGAGCGTTAGAGGCAAAAATTGCTGAATTACAAGCTAAATAATGGGTTTTATAGACGACTACAAGGTTGAAGAGAAGGTAGTATGGGCGCCACAACAGGGTCCCCAGGAAATGCTTGTAAACTGCCCTATAACCTTAGTTGGATACGGCGGAGCCAGAGGAGGAGGAAAGACAGATGGCGTATTAGGCAAATTTGCTATTGTTCAAGAGCAAATGGGCGAGGATTTCAACGCTATTTTCTTCCGCAAAGAGCTACCACAGGCAGACGACCTTATAGAACGTGCTAAACAGATATATTTGCCTTTAAGAGCGCATTGGCAGGACCAAAAAAAGCAGTTTAGGTTTCCAGGCGGTGGAAGATTAAGGTTTAGGCCGTTAGCTAACGATGATGACGCTGAAAAATTTCAAGGGCAAAATTTAAGTCATGCGGCCATAGAAGAGGCGGGCAACTATGCGAATCCTAGCCCTATTTGGAAGCTTTTTGGTGCTTTAAGAGGTAAAGGCGGGGGCCAGGTGATACTTACCTTTAACCCTGGAGGTGTTGGGCATCATTGGCTAAAGATGATGTTTATTAAGCCTTGGCCTAAAGGTTTTAAGATTCTCCAGAAAGAGCTGCCAAATGGTAGTAAATTTGACTACATCTATATACCTAGCCGTGTACATGATAACCAGATACTGCTGGCTAAAGACCCTACGTATATTGACCGCTTGCACATGGTTGGTTCGCCGGAGCTGGTCAGAGCGTGGTTAGAGGGTGATTTTGAGATACACGAGGGTAGTTACTTCCCAGAATTCAGCTCAAAACACATTGTAGCGCCGTTTAACGTGCCTAAACATTGGCCGAGGTACCTTGGGTATGACTGGGGATTTCATAGCCCATTTGCTGCCGTTTGGGGCGCTGTCAGCAGTGGCAAAGATGACCACGGAAACGAGGTTCCCTACCCAAAAGGCGCAATAATCATTTATCGGGAGTTGTGGGGCAAAGGTATTAATAATGCCGACCAAGCAGAAAAGATTGCCAGCCTTAGTTTAAATGAATTTCCTGTATGCGTAGCAGACCCCAGTATTTTCAATAACCAGGGCGGGCCAAGTATCAATGACCAGCTGAATGCGGTTTTTGCCAAATACAAGCATCCTGGGTTTAAACAGGCGGACAACGACCGTATTTCTGGCTGGGCTCAGATTAGGCAGCGATTGGTGGGAAATCCGCCGTTGCTCTACATTTTTGCTAGTTGCCCGTATTTGCTAGAAACCTTACCCTCTTTATCTATAGATAAAAAGAAACCAGAGGATGCGGACACAACGGGGCCTGACCATGCCTGTTTGACCGGAAATACGCCCGTTGTGACCAATTACGGTATCCGGCCGATAAAAGAATTATGTGGAGACTTTAAAGTCAAAGTTTTGTCACATGATGGCAAATTTCACGAAGCAGCAGGGCAATTAACCAGAAAACAAGCTACATGCTTTAAAGTGCTTTTTACTGATGGCAGCACTGTTACTTGCACGCCGGACCATAAATTTATGTTGTCCGACGGGTCCTATAAACAAATACACTTGTTGAATACTGGCGATGTGATACGCTCAGTTATCTATGAGAGTAATAATAATTTCAAACAAAATTCAGGAATTCAACGGAATCAGGTACTACCTTTGCGGATTTTATTATTCATCGCAAAAAGAGGGCATACGTGGTTCAAGGCGATTGCACAGAAAGGTATGGGAATATTTCAACGGCAAAATTCCCAAAAAGATGCATGTGCACCACAAAGATGGGAATCGAGCCAACAATCAAATCGAGAATTTAGAATTGCTGGACTCCAAGACTCATTTAAGCCAACACATGACCTCCGACAGGCGGGAAGCAGCGAGCCAGGTGCTTCAACAGTATGCCCGTCCGAAAGCTATTTTATGGCACAAGTCAGAAGAGGGCAGGAGGTGGCATTCGGAGATGGCCAAGCAATTAGCGCAATCTATCCCAATGGTGACGACTCATTGCGAATTTTGCAAAAAGGAATTTCAGGTCAAAAAGCATGTTTTGTGGAAGTCAAAATATTGCCATCCAAACTGCAAAATGGCAGCGAGACGAAGACGATTGAATCCATCACTAATTGCGAAGCCCCGCAAGATGTGTATTGCCTAAATGTGCCATCCACAAGAAACTTTGTGCTTGGGAATGGCGTGGTGTCACATAACTGCGAT